ACGGCGATCGCCGCGCCCGGCAGTGTGAACTGGAACGACGTCGCCGTGATCGACGTCGCCGGCACCTGCCCGGACGGGCCGGACCCGGCGTAGAACACGTCGACCGGTGCGGCGATGCCGGCGCCGGTCACGGTGAACGTCGCCGACGCCGACCCGGCGACGACCGACGGCGGCGCGACAGCGGTGATCGACGGCGCGACCGGCGGCGCGCCGCCGCCGTACAGGTCCGGCGGATACGACCGGTCACGCACCCGGGTCACGGTGTCAGGCCCAATCGATGTGTGCGACGCCGGCCTTCTGCGCCGGTGGCACGTTGCCGGGGCCGGCCTCAGTCGTGATCGGATCATAGAACGCGTATCCGCCGGCGACGCCGATCTGGCGGCCGAACAGGGCAGGCTCGAGCGCCTGCATCACCGGGAAACGCCGTTCGTACGCTTCGATGCTGGAGGCGTTGCCGACGTACAGGTCGGCGTCGCCGATGCCGTGCGTGAGGATCGGGCGCAGGCCGAACACCGTTTGTCCGGTCGCCGACGCGTCGCCGGCGCCGACTTGCAGGATCGAGTCGCCGGCCAGGTTCGTCAGCGAACCCAACCGCACCCACCCTTGTGATCCCATCGCGATCCACGACGCCGGCCGCTGCGTGGCGTCGAACACCTGCCCGGATGCTTGCATGATCGCCGCCTGCACTTCGGCGGCGGTGGCGGCGGCGCCCAACGCGATCGGGGTCGCCGTCGTGTCGGCGACGGCGGCGACGGCCTTCGCCTCCAACATCGCCGACAGGCGCTTGTTCATGTGGCCGACCACCATGTTGAGAGACTCGGCGACCATCTCCAGCAGCAGCTCGGACACGTTGATGTAGCCGCGGACGACGGACATTTTCACCGGTTCCACGACGATGTCCCACGTCTTCGAAACGCTCTCGGCCTTCTCCTGCAGATTGTCCGACATCGAACTTTCGAAATTCGGGTCGACGATGCGCGGACGTTGGAACGTCGCGCTGGTGATCGTCGTCGCGCCCAACGCCGTGAACAGGGGCATATCGCCCGGGTACGGGTCGAGCACCGGGCCGACGTTCGGGGCGACAACCAGACCGTTGAAACCGCCGGCCACGGCGACCGTGTTCGCCTTGTCGAGTCCCAGGTGTTCGGCGGCGCGGGACACCTGCACAACGCCACGCGTATACCGGTCGGCGGCGTCGCGGTCCTGTTGGGCGTGGAGCATGTCCCAGAGCAGATTGCCGGCCGACCGGTAAACGACCGGGGCCGCCGTGTTGCGGATCAGGTCGAGCTTGCCGCGCACGGCGGCGTCGACGTCGTAGCTGGCGGTCGCCCGCTTCAGCTGCACGTTGAGGTCGTCGACCTTCGCGGACAGGCGATCGAGTGTCGCCTGTTCGGATTCGACGGGGTCGCGGTTCTCGTCGCGGGCGGTGCGGTAGATCGTCTCGGCCGCCTGGCGTGCCTCGTCGATGCGGGCGGTCAGGGTGTCGGCGTGCTCTTCGATCGCGGTCGGCATGGCAGGAAATCTCCCTGTTGATACGGCGAATAGGTTCGGCGTGTCAGGGGTGCCGGCGGCGCGGTGCGCCCGAGGGGCGGGTGGCGTCTGCGGGGTGCCTTACTGCGTCTGAATGGCGGCGATGCTAGTCGACGAAGCCCCAGCGGTCACGGACGGCGTCGAGAGCCGGGGTCGGCCGGTCGAGGCGGTCGGCGGCGGCGTCGGCGCGTAGCGCGGTGATGCCGGCGCCGGCGTAGGCCGGTGTCGGTGTGGCGGCGACGCCGACCAGTTCGACGACGCGGCGTTCGACGACGCCGTCGTCGCGGACACGCGACTTGTGGACGGCGCATTCGACTGACAGGCCGTCGTGTGTTTCGGCGAGCATCGCCCGCACCAGGTCCAGGTTCGCCGTCGGGTACAGACCGAACCGGCAGACCAGGCCGGCCGGCGTCGACGCGACGGCGTCCGTCCAGCCGATCTGGCGGTCTAGTTCGGTGCGGTGATCCAGGTTGAAACCGACGCGGCGCACCAGGCCGGGCCGGGCGGCGAACCCTTGCAGCTGCCGGGCGAACGACGTCTCGGTGAACACTTCCCGGTAAACGGGCGACGGTCCCAGGTCGTCGGCGACTTCGGCCTGCACGTCGTATGGGACGACGACACCTTCGACGGTGCGACCCTCCAACGTCAGGGCGCCGGTCAGGGCGCGTGTGATCAGGTCCACGGTGTCTCCTAGCCTCGGTCTGAGCCGACGACGGCGTCGACGGCGTCGCCGGCGTTGGAGCGGGCGACGTCCCACGGCGCGAACCGCATTGCCGTACGGAACTCGTCGATGGTGAGACCGCGCCGGCCCTTTTCGTCGACGACGGCGAACGCCGCCGCCAACGCCGCCGTCTGATCCATCGCGTCGCCTTGCAGGTACCGGTTCGGGTTGAATTCGAACCGGGTCCCGCGTGGTAGCGCCCAGTTCGACAGGGCGCCGGCGATGCGTTGGCACAAGGGCAGCAGGAACCCGGACCAGTGTTGATCGCGTGCCATTTTCGGCGACGAGTACGAAAGTCCGCCGGCGGCGACGGGCAGGCCGGCCAGGGTCGACGGGACACCGAACGCGTTCGCGACCATCTGTAGGTCGAAGATTTTCAGGTCGAGCAGCGCCATGTCGCGGGGAGACATCGATTGCGTGGCGTATGTGATGCCGCCTGAAAGGACGGCCGGCACGCCCGGGTTGGCGCCTCGTAGCCGTGACCAGTCGCGGCGTAGGTCGTTCGCCTGTGCGGCGGTCAGGTCGCCGGGTGCGGTCAGGACGGCCGACGTGCCGTTGCGTGCCAGGTTGTCGGCGTAGCGGTCGAGCAGTTCGGCCGATACGACGTCGCGGGCCGCCCAGCCGAGCGGGCCGTAGCCGCGGCCGGTCGCCCGGTCATGTTTGTATTTGATGTGGCACAGGTCGGCCCGGTCCAGGCCGACCTGGTCGCCGTCGTCGCCGACGGTGACGGCGTAGTTGCCGCGGGCGTCGACGGTGACGCGTTGCGGGTCGAGCGCGACGAACCGTTGCGGGTAGCCGTCGGCGTAGTGGGCGGTCGCCCACAGGATCGCCTCGCCGCGGTACATGAGGTCGTCGACGACGAGGCCGACGAATTCGCACCAGTCGGCGTACTCCAACGGTTCGGGCGATGTTTGGTACCAGTCGGGCAGGTCGCCCGGCACGCCTTTTGTCACGCTGTAGGCGGCCATCGCGACGACTGCCCGACTGTTGATGTCGACACAGGTGCCGACGGTGGAGACCCGTTCGGCGTAGCCGGCCGGGTCGGCCTGGCCGTAGCCGAAGAACGTCGAGTCGGTCGGCGTCGTCTCCATGTACGGCGTGTCCCAACCGACCGGCCAGCCGGCCCACGGCGCCGCCGACACGTAGCCGGGATACATAACGTGCGAGTCGCCGACGCCGGCCGGCACGTTCGGGCCGACGGTGCCGACGGGCTGATTGTCGTTCGGGACGGTGTCGCCGCGCGGGTCGGCCGGCGGATCAGGCGTGACGGCGTCGCCCCGCGGGATCAGGGCACGGGTCGCGTACCGGCCGGATGGCGGCGGCCGGTCGAGTCCCACGACGTAGCAGACTAGTCGACCTGTTGCAAGTGCAACAGGGTTAGCGGACGGCCGGCGTCGGCGGTGTCACCTGTGCGGCGTCGAGCGCCCACAGGCAGGCGCGGAGCAGGTCGGTGCGGGCGTTGTTGTTGACCAGTCCCAATCCGCCGCCGGCGAGATTGTGGACCCGTGCCCGGGCGATCTGGTCGTCGAGGTCGGCGGTGCCGTCATGACAGATACGGCGTTCGGCGGCCAGGGCACGCAACAGGACCAGGCCGCGCCCGGTTTCGGTGGTGCCGGCCCTGGTCGCGCCGAGCCGGCCGGGCAGGTCGGCCGGCAGCTGATTGTTCATGCGGGCGCCGACGATCAGGCGGGCGCCGGGCCGGGCGGCGACGAACCCGCGGACCAGGTCGATCGCGTCGGACCAGGATTGGCAGGCGCGGCCGTCGACCTCGAACCGGCCGTCGCCGTCGGCGGCGACGAACGCCGCCGCCGCACCGGTCCCGCGGTTCTCCTCGAGGGCGACGATGCCGGGGCCGGCGGCGGCGGCCAGGGCGCCGGCGCACGTCTCCCACACTCCCGGGTCGAGTAGCGGTTCGCCGTGGCCGGGCCGGCGGCGCACCGTCGGCCACCTGTTCAGCCATTGGGCGGCGAACGCTTGCAGGGCGTCGGGTTCGTCGGGGTCGTCGTTGTCGCCGTTGCGGGCGGCGGCCAGGCGTTGCGCGATCAGGCGGCGGCGGCGTTCCGTCCAGTGCGGCGACGCCGCCCGCCACCCGGCCTCGTCGTCCAGGGCGGCGCCGGGCGGCGCCGACCATTCGATCCACAGGTCGGCGTCGACGCCGGCCAGGTCGGCGACGGCGACGTTTCGGCGTGCGACCATCAGGGCGGTTGCTTTGCGGTGCGCCGTCGACACGAGCCACAGTTGCGCGGCGGCGTGTTCGACCATCGTCGGCACGAGACCTTCTTCGATGATCGTCGCCGGCACCGCCCATGCCTCATCGACGACGGCCATCGAGGCGGACAGGCCGTACACGGACTCTTTCGCTTTGACGAGCCAGCGGGACCCGTCGGGCAGGTACTCGATCGTTTCCTGGCCGTTGGCGTCGCGCACCTTGTAGAGGTCGGCGAACTCGTCGCCGCGCGCCCACCGGCGCGCCGGCCGCTGTATCTCGACACACACGGGCAGGTCTTTGCCGGTGTGCACGACGAGCTGCGGTTCGTCCCAGCGGCCGCCCTGGTGAATGCGCCACAGGCACGCCTCGCGCATCAGATATGACTTGCCGACCTGACGGGCGACGGTGGGGTCGACGGTGTCCCAGACGAGCAGGCCGTCGGCGTCGTGTTCCAGGGCGCGGGCGGCGACGAGGCGCTGCCACCAACGAAGGGGCCGCCCGGTGCGATCGGCGGCGTACGCGGCCAGTTCGGCGCCGTAGCTGCCGACGGCGGCCGGGTGGGGCGGCGTCATCAGGCGCGGCCAGGTGGCGTCGGTGGGGACGTCGCGCAGGTCGGCGAGCCAGGCGACGTCCCACACCGGATCGTCGGGCGGCCAGCCGGCCGGTTCGACGATCGGGGCCGGCGCGGCGGGAGGGCGGATGACGGCCGGC